ACTGTGAAGTGACCCTGCATAAGTCCCATAATCTTATCGTCTAAGTCAGTGATACCTGTAGGAACATATACATGGTCTGGTGTATCCCGATATAACGACAAGAACTGGTCAGCAGTGTTTAAGATATTCTCAGGCGTGTACTTAGCAGCGTTCCACCATGCACTCTTGAACTCCGCATGTGCATTATCCTGTAGGAACTCATTAGCATCCTTATACTTGTCGTGTGGTACTCGGTACACCTTGTTAGGAAACAACTTAGCTACACGATCAGCTAAGGCATTACCAGTATCATCATTATCTACTGACAACACAATCTTCTGGAAGCTATCTAGCCACTCCTTACAGTTCTCCCACAGCTTCTTAGATGGCGCACCAGACGGTAATGATACAACAGGATTAATGTACTGACTTTTCATCATCTGTGCTACTGATAAGGCGTCTAGTTCCCCCTCAGTAATGGTTACAGTCTTAGAACAACCAGCGGTAAACATATTCATACCAAACAGTTCATCTCCCTTGAACCCGTCCTTAGTGTAGAAACCTTTCTCATGTAAGGTACGGACTTTAATTCCACCGCTGGGGTATACGTACTCTTGGCGACCATCATATGTCTTAACATTAAAGTCCTCCATAGTCCTAGCATTAATCCCTCGGAGGGGTGTATAACGACCATCACCAGCGGTCTCTATTCTCTTTGGTGTAAACGTCATTACTTCTCCCCTTTCTATTGTTGGATATTTATCTTTAGCCCAATCGTATGTCTCACCCCTTGAGGGATAAGACTGATCACAAGCGTGGCACTTCCCGCAACCCTTAGCCTTATTAAAGCTAAAGGCATCAGAGGAGCCACACGACACATATGGACAGGGCTGGTGTGGTACTTCTTGGTTCATGTGGCTCTCTCCTGTTACTTACTTCTTGCCAAACAGCTTCTCGTTTGCATAGTCTTGTATGTTATCCATACGAAGAACTTGTCCACGACCTCGGTTACGACACCCAGCAAGGTGTTCCATTAAGGCCATTGGGTCATTCTCTAATATCCAATCAACTGTTCTCTGACAGGCATCTGGCTTATAGTAATATTCCCAAGACCCAAAGTCTTCTCCACCCTCAAGTTTCTCTTGACGAGACCTTGCATAGATAGCGTTCTTTTTTGTTCTACCACCAGTATCTAGGATAGTTGCAGCAGCCTGTATTGTATTCTCCATCAAATACGGTTTTGGATCATCTAGCTTACTAAACGCTGCATGATTGATTTCTTTCAATACCGAAGTGGCATATCCAAAAAGGTCGATCCCGTTTGATCCTGTATCTTCATTATTCATGTTTATATCCTCAGTTCATTGATGCTGTGTCAGGTTCGTCTAAGAGTAATTCCTCTATCTCTGATAGGTGACTACCCAAAGAATTGTACAGGGCAATTAGCCCCATTGCATTGTAAGATTGAGAGTGTTTCCCTTCGCCACTCTCAAGTATTTGCATGATAGACCTACCCATACCTTTCTCACCGTCTTGTAAGTATAGGTCTCTTGCTGTTGATACTAAAGAACCTGCCGATACCATGCTGTTCCAGTTTTTACCACCTACCTTCATCATGGTATCTAGTTCAAGCCCTTTTGGTTTAGGTGCATTCGTCTTCTCAGGTAATCCCTTACGCTTTCTCCTTTCGGTATCTGCTGCATTTAGTGTCATTTCCCCTTTCTTAACCTTCTCAGCTAGGTCAGGTGCGTCACGTTTGATTGCCTTGGCTGTCTTTACTGCTGTTGTACCTACGTTAAGCTTACCCGCCGCGTCTTTGTTAGATTTTGCACTAGACGAATTCGTCCGGTCCATTTTTGTATATTGATTACCACCGCCCCCATCAGTCATATTAGCCAAAGCAGTCGCAGTCATAGCCCTTTGACCAGTAGTTAGGTGCCTACGCATAAGGTTAGCTGCTACAACACGGTCCATAACAACATTGAAAGGCATATCGTCTGGTAAGTACTCATACTCAGGTTCAACCTCAGACTTCAAGCAAGCCTTGTGCCTGTGTCTACCATCTACAATCCAACCCTGCCACATAAGAATAGGTTCAAACAGACCGTATTTTTTAACACTAATTACGAGACCCTCAAACTCGTTAGTATCTTCAAACGACATAAACACTGTAGACAGTTCATGGTACTTTGGCTCATCGTCAAATGCTGGTCTAATACCTTCCGTATTAAGTCTATCCAACGTATCAGATGCACTCATATTGTTTCTCCTTCTTATTATTAATAGTCTTTAGAAGACCTCTGTACTTACCTATAGCAACATTTTTTGACTTTACGCAACCAAAGCCCCTAAATGTTCATAGCCTTTGTGACTTTATTAACACACCTTTTCAACTTCTTCTCAACTGCTTGTCGTGTTACACGCTCAGATATAGCTATATCATCTGTTGTCTCCATTTCTAAGTAGTGCCTAGAGAACAAATCCCAATCACTCTCGTTAAGCGTGTCCCTAGATAACCTTACTATGTCAAGTACAGTCTGCTTTTTCTCATACACAATAGCAGGATCAGATTCCTCATCAACTATCTCAGCACTTTCTAATGGTGTACTGGTTGAATTGATAGCCTGTTGCAATTTTGTCACACCTTCTCGGCTCATCGTTGACTTGTAGTCCGTACCCCTAGCCAAAGACCTAGCTGGCTCACTTAGAGGTACACTTACAGCCAGTGTCTTAATGTTTATGTAGTCGTGCATAGCCCTGTTAGCCATACGCCTTAGATTAGCCCCGTGCGTGTTCCCCTGATCCACTTGTTCTAAGCACTCCAACATTCCCTCGGACACCAGATCATCGAATTGATTAGGTGAATTATACTTGTACGCAAGTGAACGACACATCTTCATCATCTCTTTAGTGTTCATTTAACTAACGCCTCTACTGATACGGGAAACAGGTTGATCATTTCACTTTTTATGTAGTCTGCTACTAGCCTAGTCTCATACTGCGTATCCAACTTACATCTAAGGTTACACATGTCCATAAAGGCATCTAGTGAACCTGACCAATACCACTCAGTCATGGTGGACTGTGGTAGTACCATACGTGCTTGCTCAGGTGCTACACCGTGTTCCAGTAGATCATTGTATGCTTTGAGACATGCCCAGTTAGTATCACCCCAGTCACCCACATCAACGACACCATCAGACCCTTGCTTCTTGTCTGCTGACTTACCACGCCATACGGCAGGTGTATAAAACTCAGGCTCATCACTCACGTACCTACGACTGATCTCATTCCAACGTAGGAACTTATGCTTTACCAACTGCCTAGCTACAAAGATTGGTGCCTTGATATGAAAACTGGCAAAGGCATGACCAAAGGGTGACATGTGCTTATGCTCTGCCAGATAGTTGATTAGCTTGGTGTCACCTTCCCTTAAGCCTGACCATTTTCCATTGGCGGGGTGTAACCAGTCACTCTTCTTACCAAAGGACACCCTAGCTGCATTTACTACAGAAAGGTCTGACCCCATGTGATCTATGTGTGTTACCTTAATCATAGTCCTGTACCCTGCCACAGCCGCAACTGTGCCTTTAATTTATGGTTTTCTTCTAGTAGACGCTTGGCTTGCATTTCCCAAGCAACCGCCTCACGCTTGATTATATGGTAATCCTCTTTGCACTTGTCTAAGGTTTCCATCCACGTTTCTCTGTCTATCATGTTAACCTCCTAATTGATCTATGTGTATCTCACAAATGATCATCTTGTTCTTGTTCAACTCTCTGTTCTTGCGTAACTCTTTCAGACGATCCTTAGCTACCTTCTGGTCATGTTCTATCTGATCTATCTGGTCTTGCAGGCTGTTGTTCCTGATCTTCAAGGTGGCCTTCTGAACAGCCCAGTATTCTATTTCTTGCTCAACACTTCCCATCAGTAATCCTTTACCACTGTGTAAAACATATGATCACCCAGCTTGCCATCATAATCATAGAACTTATTCCAGTAGGGGCTGACAGCCGTTGTGTGGTAGTGAGTCGAAGTGATGCCTAGCCCATACCCATTAAGTACCTCAGAGGCCACCAGAATGGCTCTTACAACAGCCTCCTGCTCTGGTTCCTTAAGGAAGTCATCTGACTTTCCATCGTGGGTATACGAGAACTGTTTAAACTGGTTAATTACCTCGCAGGCATCATCAGGATACCTATCACTCTGTACCCTGTTTAAGATTACCTCCGCAACAGCCAACTGTCCGTCAACTGGCTGGTTTCTGGCCTCGTAATATATCGCTGCCGACAGACATAATATGGTTATCATACGATCTCTGCTCCCATTGTAAATACATGACGACCCCCAGCTTTAAAGGCTAGTACACGGTCCATCTTGAAGCACTTGTATCCCTCGGATGTTTTGAGTGTGACATAACCATGAGCCTTGAGTGCAGCAGCAGCGATCTTGCCACGCTCATTTCCCTTGAGGCCCTTGATGACGTTCATACGACCATTATATACCCGCACCTCGTCATCCTTGGTCAAGAACTTTACCGTGATGAACTGGTTCTGGTTTTCGCTGAGTACGTTAGTAACCATGTTTTCTGGAAGTGCCATTTAATCTCTCCTTGTTTCACTGTGATTCTGTAGATAGGTTAGTTGGGTGTCAGTGTCAAGTACTCAATACAAACTTTCATAAGCTGATTGCTGTAGGAACTCATAGTTTTCATTCACCTCATCGTACTGGGCATCTGTAAGTTCAACACCATTGATCTCAGCGTACTCGACATAGGCATCAACAAAGTCAGGGAAGTCAAACATCTGTACATCAGCCATGACTACGTTCTCTAGTTTTCTTGTATCTAATTGCATCTTGTCTCTCCTGTAATATGATTAAAAGTTTGGTTGTCCACCTTCGTCGAATACAACATCATCACGTATCCAGATAGGGTGCACATCAATTTCCACTGCGGGGGTCTTATGATCCAGTACGCCCATCTGTCTCAGTTCTCTTTCTAGTTCTTCAGTCATGATTCTCTCCTTATTTTAATTGTACAGGACAAAGTGTAACCCTAATATCTGATCGCTCATATATAAAAAAGTAAGGGTTTGACTCGTCTATGTACATCACGGCTTTATGGTAAGCACACCCACCTTCTGTAACATAGTCTATTGCTGCATCTCTTGCTCTTTCTTTTGTACCATAAATACCAAAAGGTTCTTCAAGCCCATTTCTCAAAACATTTACTAAATAAACATGTCTCGTTGTATTACCTTTAGTCATGATTCTCTCCGTTCCAATGAAACTATATTGCTGCTACCAGTTTCCATGCAGAGTGTCAAGGTATCTACCCAAGCACTGTGCTTAAGTTCTGCACCTTCTAAAAATACAACACAGGCATCCTTGAGGTCTTTAAGACGCTTAAAGTAACAGAACGACTTTGGGCTGTAGTGTGGCCTGTATAAGTACCAACCCTTTCCATCTGTGGCCTTGTGTACCTCGAAGGGAAGCACACAACCATTAACGACTAGCACCTTAGCACCACAAATCTTCTTCGTCTTTACATCATAAGCAATAATCATTCTTCACTCTCCGTTTGTCCAGTTCCATTACAATTCTCACATGCTTTATACTCAGCATATGGCTCGTAGGTATCACCATACTTTTCCCAGCGTTCGTACTCACAAACACCTTCTCCGCAACACTCATCACATTCTTGCATAATTATAACCCTCCGTCTGATTCGTTTGGCTTGCCACCTTGATACATATTTCCACCGTGGGGGTCAAGCATAAACTTATTCCTTATTTCCACTGTACCCCCTAATTCCCTCGGTAGGGTCATTTTCCACTGTAGGGGTGTCACCCTTAATTTCCACTGTGGGGGGTCTGGGCTGGTGTGACATTTTTGCAACACTCTCAAAAGTATAGGTCTCAAAAGTATACCTATACTAACGATAGTATATAGTCAAACGATAGTATACCTATACTAACGATAGTATATAGTCAAACGATAGTATACCTATACTAACGATAGTATATAGTCAAACGATAGTATA